ATTGCAAACCCACCAGGGCTTGCTGTTGCGCCGCCTAGTGCCGAACCGATAGCGCCAATACCGCCGGACAGCCCACCAGATGCCAGACCGCCTAGCACGTTGCCAACGCCGCCTAGGAAGCCCGCGCCGCCCGCTAGCCCTGCCATGCCCTTGCCTGTGCCAAAGCTGCCCATAAGGCCGCTCAACATGCCACCGCTAGCGCCGCCGCCGCCAGCCGCGCCTGCCACGGCTTGCCCCACGCCGCCGCCAGCCGTGCCGATAGACAGCATGATCCGATTGCGAACCGCCATGCTAATCATCTGCGCCAACATGGATTTGAAGCTGTCCAAGATGCTGGCCACGAACCCCTTGAAGTCGGTAAACCCGCGCATGATAAAATCACCGAATGCGTCCGACACGCTGCCGATCCCGCTCAACAGTGACCCGCCAAATTCGCGGCCCATCTCAACGGCGTCCTTCGTGCCGCCTTTAAGCGCCGCGCCCATGCCCTGTGCGAAGGTGGTAAGTTTCTCGATCTTGTCTCCCATATCAGTGACGCGCCCGGCTGCCGATCCGCTTGCGCGCCCGGTTTCACGAATGGAGTTGTTGTAATTTTTTGTCAGAGCGTGGTTTTCAGTTTGGGCTGCGCTTGTCCTGCCCAATGCTGCAATGTAGTTGTCAAGTTCTAAAGTGGCGGCTGCTCTAAGCCCGTCAGGGGATGAAGGCCCAAGCGCCGACGACAGTTCTTCACGCTTTATCGCAATAAGACCCTGATTGCGCGCTTCAATCAGGGTGTTGCCAGCTTCGAGCGCACGGTTTTGCGCCTCTAGGCCAATTGCCTCTAGCCCTAGATTTGCAGTCGAATTTACCAGTGATGCAAGGGCCGAACCCGCTGCTATAAGGTTTCGCTCAAGAACACCAGCAGACCCCGCCGCATTGTCAAGATTTGGAGCAAGATTTGCAGGGACTTCCAGAAGATCAAGCGCGGCAACTGCATCTACAACCTGTTGGTTCAATATCTGGACAGCCTCAGCGGCGTCCATATATCTCTGTTGCTCTCTCGTGAGTTCAACCCCGGAAGCAACTTGCGCTTCAAGCAATACACGGTATGCGTCTGTGATAGCGCCAACGCCGTCGGCTTGCAACCTAGCTTCAGCGTCAATGAAATTAAATTGCTTACGAATTTCAATTCCGAATATTCCGATTCTGCTAACAGCCTCAGAGTTCAAAACTGCGCGCGCGGCTATCAAAGCTGTGGTCTTGTTAAATCTTTCTTCTTCCGCTGCTGCGGCGCTTCTAAGCGCAAGCAACTCTGATTGCTGCGTCAAAGCCAAGTCACGCCGTAGGTTTTCGTTTGCTGTGATCCGCGCGTTAATTCCAGAAACTGCTTGTATTGCGGCGTCTCTTTCAATCCCTGACCCGATCTTTACTGCATCGGCCATAGACCTTTGCGCGGCCTCAAGGCTTATATAATCTTTTTCTAGAACTTCCGTTACGCCGGAAAGAGACGCGGTAGCATCATTGAATCCGTTAAACGCTGCCGCTCCATCCTTTGCAAAATCCGCTGTTGTTGCCAAAAGCCTGTACAGAATTGTCAGACCCGCAACTGCCGCGACAAAAGGAATGGCTTTCATTGCAATCGCTAGTGCTGTGTAGCTGGTTGCTGCAAAAGCCACTTTGAGCGCCAAGGTCACCAACGCTGCGACCATCGCTTGGACCTGCGTTAAAGCCAAGACGCCCAGGGATATAGCGACTATATCAATGTTTTGCGTTAGCAATGTAAATGCACCTGTAAGCGCCGTTAAAGCCCCCACGCCCATTTCAGCCGCCGCAAACAGCCCCGTGCCGATAGACTGCACCGCCGCGAAAAATGCAGGATTTGCCACCGCCGCCGTGAGTTGTTCAATGGACACGCGTAGGTTTTCAGACCCAGGCCCGGACAACTCAAACAGGTCTCCAAAGGCGTTTTGCAATGATGCCAGCGCACCGCCAAGCGTATCCCGCGCCGCCTCAGCAGACCCGCCGAATTGCTTTTCCAATTCCGCCAGGATAACCGTCTGCGCGCCAATAATATCGTTGGCCGCAACCATCTCTTTGACCATATCCTTTTGCGCTTCGGTGAAGGTGATACCTGACCGCCCGAGCGCCGTCATACCCAAGACCGGATCGTTTAGCGCCTTACCCACTTGCAGCGCCGCAGAACTAAGGTCGGTGCCCATGGCCGTCGCCAGGTCCAGCGTGGCTTTGGTTGCCTCGTCAAACTGGTCGCCCTTGATCTGCGTAAACGTCAGCAACACACCTTGCATGGCGTTGGTCGCTTCATCGCCGAAATTTGTGACCTTTTGAAGCGCCGCGGCGTGCTCGTTTAGCTGCGCCAGTGAGCGGCCAGCCGCACCCCCGGTCGAAAGGATCGCCGCGCCAAGCTGCGCCTGGGCTTTCTCATTCGTCACCGTTGCGTCAATAAAGCGGTTCAACTGTGAACTCAGCGCGGCGATGCTGACCACGGCGGCCAGTGCGCTTGCAGCCGCGACGGCCAGACCCTTGCCCATGCCTGCAAACGCGCCCTGCGCGCGGCCTGCCGATCCACCAGCCCGATCACCGGCACCGGCAAACTTGTCCAGATCACCGCTGGCTGTCCGCACTTGTCGGCTATCAACCCTGAGACCAACAGAGGCCATGTCTGTGCTCATGTAACGGGTTCCCGATCCACGGGCGCGATGCTGAACGCGCTCTTGCCCTCATGCAGCCCGTTGGCGAATGCGATACTCATACGCCGCAATATAGACGCCTCCCACGCCTCTGTCACGGCCCCGGTCATGTCCGCAAATGCTTTAATGTCCAGCCAATCTAACGGCACGCGGTTGCCCATCCCGTCAGACTTTGTTGGCCCCGCCTCGATCAGCGCTTCAATAAAATATCCGCACGCCTGAACCGGCACGTATGGCACTGGACGGCCCGCGTCTTCGTATTGTTTCGCACGTGATACCATGGGCCTTCCGTCCTTGTGTTCAATCGCGCTTGATAGCCAACCGGCCTGATGCGCGGCCAGTGTTAACCAGTCGGCTGTTTGTCCAAAAAAGCGCGCTGGTTCTCCGCCGCCTCAATGACCTGCCCTGCATAGGTAACGCCGACCATTTCAAACTTCGGAACCACCATGTCTTTGCCGTCGTCGTCTTTCATCGTGGTCATGATGTGTTTGCCAGCGTCGTCTTTTGCAACCTGCATATCTGGAAACGTCATATCCAGCACTGCGCGAATTTGCTCCGGCGTTTTTACCGGATCGTCTCCGATAGTCATGTTGCGCGCTTCAATGATATATTTCATCGCCGCGTCAATCTGTGTGGCGTGCATTTTTTCCAGGACTGCGATGGTAACTTCTTCGTCAGTCTTGCCGGATTTCTTTGCCTGCTTGGCCGCAAGCGCTGCCTCAGAAAGTCGCATCTGCACCGACCGGGCTGCAATGCCTCGCACAAGAAATCCCGGCGCATCTTTGCCAGTGTCGATAGGTTCTCCGCTGTATTGATCGCAAAGCGGCACGAAAACGCCGTCCTCTTGCAGTTGCCGGGAATTGAGCTTGTTCATATCCATGGTTTATGTCCTTTGGTTGTGGTTGAAAGTGGGGGCGCGGGTCAACCAGTCCACACGCCCCCGTCCTGCCGAGGCAGGATTACGCAGGCTCGGTCGCCACAATCGTCGGCGCGTTCTGGCGGAACCCGACCGAAAAGCCCTCATAAGATGCGTTGTCACCCTGATTAGGCTGGTGACTGTGCGCAATGCCCTGAGCGTAAAGAACCGGATCGCCACTAACAGGGGCTTGCGCAGTGCCGGACCCGTCCACGATCTTGATGGACAGAATGCCCGCTTGGCTGTCAGCCGCAGCCTTGATGTCCTCTTGCCCTGCATCTGACGCCACATTTCGGAATGTCGCAGTGGTGTCCACACCCTGACCCGCGCCTTTCACGGCACTGGTAAAGCCCGTTTGCAGGTCAGGCACGTCGATCATGGAGTGGGTGACGCCAAGCTGCGGCAGAGTTTGCAGACCGTTGACCTTCACCCAAGTCAGGGCGGCAAAAGCTGCGGATGTGTTTGCGCTGGGATACGCCTCCGCAACGTAGATGGTTTGCCCGATAAAGTTCTGTGTCATTTGTCGTCGCCTCCTTGGGCTGGGGTTTCAGTCTTGCGCTGCCAACCATTGGCCAGCCATTCGTGAGCGTCGGTTTCAAACGGGGTAGCAATCGCGCCGATCTTGCCGTTGAGCGGATTGCCGTTGGTCAAAATGACCTTCGTGGGGTTGGGTTTCTTCATGCCTTACTCCTGAGCCTGATAACGAATATGAACGTTGGTCCGAAAATAAGCGCCATCCATTGCGCCATCATCTGCATAGCCAACCGCCATTATTTGAACCCGGCCATCTCCTGCCGTCAGTATCATATTCGGAGGGAATTGGTCAATAATGCGCTGCGCTTGGGTGGCCGCTTCGTTTTCAAACGTGCCTTCAGTCACCATGACTGCCACGACAAGCCGCCCGACGTAGATGTGCCAGTCGCCTACACCCATGCGTTCGGGCGGTGTTTTGACCTGATACGCCAGCCAGAAAGGCGGCTCGGGCGTGACATATGCAAGCGCGTCTGCATCCCATACGCCGGGCGCATTGGCACCCCACACGATAGGCGGCGCGGATGCTGTGGCGGCAAGACGGGTGCGCAGGGCGGTGGCGATCTGTTCTTCGTTCATCCGACCCTCGCTTTTGCTTTTGCGATAGACGCCCGCACGATAGCGGGCCATTGATCGACGGCACCCTCGACGAAATGCG